ACCGGTGGGCGCGAAAAAAAAAAGTGGGCCCTACCACGTGATCATGTCGCGCGAGTGCTGTCCAATCAGAACGCGCGCTCTACGCATTATAAATTAAAATTTGAAATATATACTTCCTCGCGAAGGAGTTATCCCACAAAATGTGGGATCCACTTTTAAACGAGTTTCCAGAAACCGTTCACGGTTTCCGTTGTATGCTAGCTATCAAATACCTGCAGGCGGTCAGAGAGTCTTACGATCCCAGCACACTTGGTTACGATCTTCTAAGCGATCTCATCGGAGTTGTCCGCCGTACCAATTATGTCGAAGCGACCAGCAGATATCATCATTTCCACTCCCGCCTCGAAAGTGCGTCGCCGTCTGAACTTCGACAGCCCCGTGCAGTCCTCTGCTCGTGCCCCCACTGTCCTCGTCACAAACAAACGTCGGGCCTGGACCAACAGGCCCAATTACAGAAAGCCCAGGATGTACAGAATGTATCGCAGCCCAGATGTCCCAAAGGGTTGTGAAGGCCCGTGTAAGGTCCAGTCATATGATCAGCGTGATGATGTCAAACATACTGGTATTGTTAGATGTGTGTCCGATGTCACCAAGGGTCCTGGCCTTACACACCGCATTGGAAAGCGTTTTACGATCAAGTCCATCTACATCCTGGGGAAGATATGGATGGATGAGAACATCAAGAAACAGAATCACACTAACACTGTAATGTTTTTCCTTGTCCGAGATAGAAGACCTTATGGGAACTCTCCATTGGATTTTGGTCAAGTTTTTAACATGTTTGACAACGAACCTAGCACTGCTACGGTCAAGAACGATCTCCGTGATCATTTCCAGGTGATTAGGAAGTTTACTGCTACTGTCACTGGTGGTCCTTCGGGATGTAAGGAACAAGCACTGGTTCGTCGTTTTTTTAAGATTAATAGTCAGATTGTTTACAACCATCAAGATGCTGGAAAGTTCGAAAATCATACTGAGAATGCTATCTTGTTGTACATGGCATGTACTCATGCCTCTAATCCTGTGTACGCTACTCTTAAGATACGGATATATTTCTACGATTCTGTATCGAATTAATAAATATTGAATTTTATTTCATGATTCTCCTTAACTTGGAGTGTATTGATAAGTACATCGTATAATACATGATCAATTGCTTTGATTACATTATTAATTGAAATAACCCCTAATCTATCTAAATATTTTAAAACTTGGGTCCTAAATACCCTTAAGAAAAGACCAGTCTGAGGCCGTGAGGTCGTCCAGACCCTGAAGTTGAGAAAACATTTGTGAATCCCCAGTTCTTTCCTCAAGTTGTGGTTGAACCGTATCTGGACTGATATGATGTCGTGGGGCATGTTGAACGGCCTGTTCTCGTGGTCGATAATCTTGAAATACAGGGGATTTTGTATCTCCCAGATAAACACGCCACTCTGTGCTTGAGCTGCAGTGATGAGTTCCCCGGTGCGTAAATCCATGGTTTATGCAGTTGATGTGTATATAGTATGAGCAGCCGCAGTCGAGATCTATCCTTCTACGCCTGATTGCTCTCTTCTTCGCCTCCCGATGTTGAACCTTGATTGGAACCTGAGAACAGTGGCTCGGAGAGGGTGACAAAGACCGCATTCTTTAATGCCCAGGATTTGAGATGCGTGTTCTTGTCCTCGTCTAAAAACTCTTTATACGAGGAATTTGGACCTGGATTGCATAGGAAGATTGTTGGAATGCCCCCTTTAATTTGAACTGGCTTCCCGTACTTTGTGTTGCTTTGCCAGTCCTTCTGGGCCCCCATGAACTCTTTAAAGTGTTTCAGATAATGCGGGTCGACGTCATCGATGACGTTATACCATGCGTCATTACTGAACACCTTTGGGCTTAGGTCTAAATGGCCGCACAGATAATTGTGAGGCCCAAGGCTTCTGGCCCATACAGTCTTCCCCGTCCTGCTCTCCCCTTCTACTACTATACTAATCGGCCTACTTGGCCGCGCAGCGGCATCCATGACGTTCTCCGCCGCCCATTGTTCAAGTTCTTCTGGAACTTGATCGAAAGAAGAAGACAAAAAGGGACATGAATAAGGCTCTATGGGAGCCTGAAAAATCATATCTAAATTTGATTTTAAATTATGATATTGAAAAATAAAATCTTTAGGGAGCTTCTCCCTTATAATAGCCAGAGCGGCTTCAGCGGAACCTGCGTTTAATGCGTCTGCACATGCGTCGTTAGCATTCTGGCAGCCTCCTCGAGCACTTCTGCCGTCGACCTGGAATTCTCCCCATTCCAGTGTGTCTCCGTCCTTGTCGATGTAGGACTTGACATCGGAGCTGGATTTAGCTCCCTGAATGTTCGGATGGAAATGTGCTGACCTGGTTGGGGAAACCAGGTCGAAGAATCGCTGATTCTGGCACTTGTATTTTCCCTCGAACTGGATAAGCACATGGAGATGAGGTTCCCCATTCTCGTGTAGTTCCCTGCAGATCTTGATGTATTTCTTATTGACGGGTGTATTTAGGTTTTGCAATTGGGAAAGTGCTTCCTCTTTGGTGAGGGAGCATTGTGGATAAGTGAGAAAATAATTTTTGCAATTTATCAGGAATCGCTTTGGAGGAGCCATTTGACTTGGTCAATCGGGTCTCATTGCATCTCCCCGGTATATGAGGTCCTCTTTTATAGTGAGACCCAAATGGCATTATGGTAAAAACTCCAATAAATTTGAACCCCCATAGCGCCCACCGTTTTAATATT